CTTCTCGCCCTTGGTCCACTCGGGGCGCTCGAACTGCGCCGCCCACCAGGCCGGGGTGCGCAGCGCCTCGTCCTCGTCATCGACGACGACGGAGGCGGCGACGAGCTCAGACCGGACCTCGTCCAGGTCGTACTCGCCGCTCTCGTCGGGCTCCAGCGGGTCCAGGACGGCGTCCCACTGGTCCGGCGGCAGCGACTGCAGCTTGACCTCGACGACGGTGGCGCCCATCCGAGCGACAGCGTCGGCGAGGTTCGCCCGCAGCCGCGTCTCCCGCTCGGCCGCGTCGGCCGGCGGCTCGACGCCGGACTCCCGCAGCTGCCGCACGGTGGCCTGCTGGGTCTGTAGCGCGGCGCGGTGCAGCTGGACCTCCGCCGCGGCGGCGGAGGCGTCCCCGACCAGGATCGGGAGCGCCTCCACCCGCCGCGACTTGGCCTCGATCAGAGCCGCGAGGCTCATGCCGCGGTGAGAGCCGGGATGACGACCTTCTCGCGGCGGTTGATGCCGAAGTCGACCTGGATGCGCGGGTAGTCCGAGTCGTAGTTCCGCAGGGTCACCACGGCGCCGACCTCGACCTGGAACACCTCGGCGGGCAGGGCTGTGACCAGCCCGCGGTCGGCGAAGTACAGGTAGCCGGTCTGCTCCTCCTCGAACTCGGCGGCCGCGTCGTTGCCCGCCTTGTCCATCGTGAAGATGATCGAGGAGCCCGCGAACTCGGTGGCGCCGGCGATCTGGGTGCGGATGCGGGAGCTCGCGCGGCGGCGGGGGATCCACGACGTCGACTGCGAGAAGCCGGACACGTCGTAGACCTCGTTGAGCAGCCGCAGCCCGCCCTCGATCTCCTCGGCGGTGGCCTTGAGGTCGGGGTCGGCGATCGCGTCGATGAAGACGATCTCGGAGACGCCCGGCTGGTAGAAGGCGGTGGCGTCGGCGATCTTGGTCATGGTCAGTCCTCCGGGGTCTCGGCCGGGACGTCCCCGGCCGTGGGGGTGGTGCGGGAACCGGCGCCGACGGCGACCGGGGTCTTGGGGTGACGAGTGAGGGCCAGGACGGTCTTGCGGGGCCTGGCGGCCGTGCGCTCGAGCGCCAGCACGCGGTCGCGCTCATCCGGCGCGGAGCGGCGCAGGTGGGCGATCACGGCGCGGGCGGTGTGCTCGGCCGGGTCGAAGTCGACCGTCCACTCCCCCGGGCGCAGCCGCAGCCGGCTCTCGGGGATCAGACAGGTGCCGTACACGGGGTGGTGCGCTCGGATCAGGGCCACGAGAGGCTCCTCTCGTGGTGTGGGGTCAGCGGAAGCCGGCCTCGCGGGCGGCGTCTTCGTAGGCCTCGAGCACCGCGCGCTTGGTGTCCTCGGCCTTGGCCAGGACGGCCGGGACGGCGAAGGGCCGGGTGCTCTGGGTCCACCAGGAGTCGGGGTCACCGAACAGTGGGTGCCGGAAGGAGGTGGGGTGCACCAGGCCCTCGTAGGCGCGGGCGTGCGGCGCCTTCTTCGCCGAGACGCGTAGCTGCACGCCGATGCGGCCGCGGTTCTCGTCGGCGATCGCGCGGACGCTGATCGCGCCGGGGATCCGGGTGGACCAATCGGCTCGGGACCGGGCGTCGGCCAGCAGTGGGCCGGCGACGCCCTTCATCCGCCGGCGGAGCGCCTTCCGTCCGGCGGGGCCCATCCGGTGCAGGTCCCGGGCCAGCTGGGCCATCTGGGCGCTGCCGAGTCCGCCGGCTCCGACGGACTGGCTCAGGGGTGCGCTCACCGGGTGCACCTCCTGCGTGGGTCAGGGCAGGCTGGTGACCAGCACGGTGAGGTCGACGATCACGCCGTCGCCGTTGTCGGTGCGCATCTGCAGCCAGGCCTGGTCGGTCAGCTGGGCGCGGGCCGGGACGCCATCGACGGCGGTCAGCTGGCGGAGCGCGCCGCGCAGCGCGGTGACGATGGCGCCGGCCTGAGCCCGGTAGCCGGGCAGGTCCAGGTCGCCGCCGCCGGCGTAGGCCACGCAGGCGACCGAGGTGGTCTCCTCGATCCGCCGTCCGGCGCCGCGCTCGCTGGTGGAGGTCAGCACGGCCTCGACGCCGTTCAGCCCGAGGTCCTCGTCGAAGGCCCCGCCGATGGTCAGCGACCGGGCCGCGTAGGCCTGCGCCGGGTCGATCGAGTCCAGGACGACGACGTCGTCCAGCGGGCCGGTCATCGCCGAGGCCGCCGCGGCGACGATCGCTGCGACCACTGGGGACGCCATCGCGGCCGCGGCGGTCACGCGATCCCGGGCAGGCGGTACGGCGCCATGAGGGCGTCGGCGCGGTTCGGGATGGCGTAGCCGGCCCCGGCTCCGGCCTGCTGGCCAGCGGCCATGGGTCCGGCGGTGTTCCGCCCGGCTCCGGGCACGCGCTGGGTGCCGTACAGGTGCGCGGCGATGATCAGCGCAGCGAGCTCGAGGGAGGCCGGCATCGAGCCGAAGTCGACGGTGATCCGCCAGGTGCCGCGGCGGCCGGTGGGCACCTCGACGATGCCGGTGAACGGGTCGGTGGCCACCGGGGTGACCGGGTTGCCGTCGGGGTCGAGCACGGCGGTGATGGCGTCGGCACGGACGACGGGCAGCAGCAGCACCGGCCCACCGGTGGAGACGACGGGGACGGTCGACGAGCTCCCGGCCACGGCGCCGCACTCGGCGGTGACCCGCTCCAGCGCGGCGTCGAGCATGCGCTGCATCTCGGCGGCCTTGGCCGGCTCGGCCGGCACCGACGTCTGCATGTGCTCGGCGAGGTCCTCGATGGTCACGGTCACGGCCGCTCCCCTCCCCTTCTTGTGTCGGTTCGGGGCGCGGCCGCGACGTCGTCGCTCAGGCGGTGCGCGGCTTCTTCGGCGCCGTGGTCCGCTTGGCCGGCTCGGGCACCGGCTCGGGCTCCGGCTCCGGCTCCGGCTCCGGCTCCGGCGCCGACTCCGGCTCCGGCTCGGGCTCCGGCTCCGGCTCCGGCTCGGGCTCCGGCTCCGGCTCCGGCTCGGGCTCCGGCTCGGGCGCTGGCTCGGCGTGCTGGGCGCGGGCCCAGGCGGCCAGCACCCGGTACGGGGCGGCGTGCTCGGGCGGCAGCGGCGCGGCGTCGCGCTCGAACTGGACGGCCATCTCCTCCCAGCTGCGGCCGGACTCGGCCTGCAGCTGGCGGTAGTTCTCGGCGACGGCGTCGCCGATCCGCGGTGTCTCGGACATGTGCTGCCTCCTGGGCGGCTCGACGGGCTGAGCGAGCGGTGGGGCGCTCAGGACTTGTCCTCGGGCGCCCCACCGCGTGAGCGGCTGGCTCAGAACTCCGGCGTGACCTGGCCGAACCCGGCCTCGGTGTCGACGCCGCCGATCTGAGCGGCAGCCGTCGGGTAGCGACCGGAGGTGAAGGCGGCGTAGCCGTAGACGACCAGCTTGACCGTCAGGGTGTTGCCGCCCGTCTGCTCGAACCGCAGCTGCCGCGGCTGGCCGTCGCCCTCCTCCCACAGCAGGCAGTTCCGGCGGTCGATGACCACCGAGGCGTCCTCGCCGTTGTCGCCGACGTTCGTGGGCACGTTGCCGTCCGTGAGCAGCGGCAGCCCCTGGATCGAGCCCTGCGTGGTGAAAGACTCGGTCTCCGTGCCGTCACCGGAGGCGCCGTAGCTGCCCGGGTTGCTGTTCAGCGCGATGACGTTCATCGGACCACCCACGCCCGGTACGACCAGGGGGCGCCCCGTGCTGTCCTCGCCGCTGGTCAGCCACCCCCAGCGGCGGGGGTGGGCGATCACCAGGTTGGGCTGGATCCGGGTGTTGCCGCCCATGCTGGCGATGCCGCCGGCGACCTTGCGGTTGTAGGCGCCGGCGGTGATGGCCTTGCCGTAGGCGCTGGCCTTCAGCCGGCCGGCGGTCTGGAGCATGCCGAGCATCTGGTTGCCGACGCCGCTGCCGTTCAGGGCCTGGCGGTCGACCTCGGCATGGAACGAGGCAGCGAGGTCGAGGTAGACCATCTCGTCGATGCCGGGTGCCCCGCGCTCGAGCGACTGACGGGAGACGTCCTGGTCGCCGGCGACGGTGACGACGGGGACCAGGAGGTTGTTGTACTCCGGGTCGCTGTTGGCGACCGGGGTGTTCTCCTGCGCCTGCGATGCGACCGTGGCGCTGGTGGAGCCGCGGGGGATGACCAGGGTCATGCCCTGTTCCGGCAGCGGGAGCCGCTGCACCGCGTTGGCGACGGGGCGACCGGTGCGCAGCACGGGGGCGGCCAGGTTGATGAGGTACTGCGGGACGACCAGGCCGGCGAAGCTGCCTGTGCCGGCGGCGCGCTCGGAGAGCGCGTGACCCTCGACGACGGCCTCCTGAGCGTGCCGCTCCAGCCGGGCGCGGGCGGTCATGTCGCCCTGGTGGGTCATCCGGTACTGGTCGACGAAGAAGCTGGCCTGACCGCGGGAGCTCTTCTCCCGGGTGTAGGTGCGCTCCTCGCCGGTGACCCGGGCGCCGCCGGCGGGGCGCTCGGCCCGCTGGTCGGTGCCGGCGGGGACGAGCTCGCGGCGCAGCTGGGCGGCGCGGGCCTCGCGGCGCTCGCCGTCCTCAGCCGCGGACAGTTCGGCCGACAGCCCGTCGATCGTGGTGTCCACGGCGGCGATGGAGGTGCGGGCCTCGCGCAGCTGGGTGGTCTGCTCCTCGGTCGCCGTACCGGTGCCGATGGCAGCCTGGACGTCGCCGACGGTCGCCTCGTGGGTGCTGCGCAGCGCGAGCTGGTCGCGGATGGCGGCGCGGATCTGCTCCGGATTCATGGCAGTGCCTCTCGTAATCGGGTGGTCGCGCCCCTGGGGATCAGGCGAGCGTCCGGGCGGAGTCGCCGCCGACTGCTCAGAAACGAGCAGTCGAGAAGACGCAGCGCTCACCGGTTACGGAGTCTTGCCAGCGGTCATCGGCATTCTGTGAAGGCTCGCGGGTATGCGCCGAGATGGCCGAGTTATGAGCGTCGCCGCAGGTCAGCGGCTAGTTCATAGCCGAGAAGTCAGATGCCGAAGCGGGCTGCAAGCGGGTGCCGGGCGCACTGGGTGAGCAGCGCGGCGAGTTCGCCGGCACCCATCCCGGACACTGGACCGCCTTCGGCCCGCAGGCTGCGGCGGCTGGCGATCGCCGCCTGGGCCCGCTCGAGGTCCTCGTCGTCGAGCTCGGCCAGCGCAGCGAGGACCTGGCCGGAGCGCAGCGCCGCGGAGGTGTGCGGGTTGGCCCCGAAGTTGACGACGGAGACGTCGCCGCGGTCCAGGTCGTACTCCTCGATCCGGTACTCGGAGTAGTCCGGGGACCACTTGCCGCGGGTGATCCGGAAGGCGAAGGACATCTCGTCGAGGTCGCCGCGCTCGACGGCGATCTGGATGTTGCGGACGTCGGTGATCCGGGCGTCGAGGGAGGCGATCGAGCGCAGGCCCTCGTCCTCCTCGGACAGGGTCAGGGTGCCGCTCTTGGTGCGCGCCAGCGTCATGCCGCGGTGGTTGAGCAGGAACGCGACGTCGGGGGAGCGGGAGAGGGTCGTCGCGCCGGCGCCAGCGGACACCACCTCGGTGTACGGACCCCACATGTCCCACATCTCGTAGGACCGCTCGTAGGCGCAGGCGATGCCGTCGAAGGTCAGCTCGTTGGAGCCCTCGCCGGCGGCGCGGAACTCGACCTTGGTGAGCGGCATGCGGACCAGCGCCGGGGCGTCGGCGGCGGCCGCGCCGCGGCGGGCCGAGGGACGGTCGCCCGGGGTGCGGGTGGAGGCGGCACGCGCCTCGGCCGCCTGGACGGCGTTGAGCAGCTTCGTGGACATCACTTCTCCGTGGCGGGGGTCGGGGCGGTGGTCGGCTTGCCGAGCAGGCCGGCGTCCTTGAGCGCGGCGAGCTGCTCGGGGGTGAGCGGCTCGCGGTCCTCGAGGTCCCAGACCTCGTCGAGGGACAGCACGGCGTTGCGCAGCCCGATCTCGTAGCTGCGGTAGCGGGTGAGCAGGTCGGTGGCCAGCAGGGCGGCACGGTTGAGCTTCACGAACTCGTCCGGGCCGACCAGCTGCCCCAGCGCCGTCTCGCGGCGGACGACGGCCGGGTTCAGCCGGTAGGTGAGGAAGTCCAGGGCGCGGTCGGAGCGGTTGGCGTACGTGAGGGAGGACCCGCTGGCGCCGCCGCCGATCAGCTCGGTGGGGACGTTGAAGATCCGGGCGACCTGGTTCACGCCGTCCTGCAGCGTCTCCAGGAACTGGGACTCGTTCGGGGCGACCGACAGCGCCGCGTAGCTCCACCCGTTGCCCAGGACGACCGGCTCGCGGTTGCCGTTGACCGAGGCCATGAACCGGGCCTTGACCACCTGCGCGGTGGCCTGGTCGACGGTGTCCTTCTTGTCGTTGGTCAGCATCGCCGTGGGGTGCGCGCCGTCGCGGAAGAAGTCCGCGCCGAACTGCTCGGCGGCCAGCTGGATGCCCAGCGAGCGGGCGGCCGCCGCGATCGGGGAGAGCCCGACCGGGGAGCCGGGCTCGTCGTGGCTGACCTCGTGCCAGACGTCGCGGGGCTCGTACGGCTTGCCGGCGATCCGGTAGATCAGCTGGCCGGCCTGGTTGATGACCGGGCGGACGACGTCGGGGTGCTGCAGCTCGATCTGCGTGGGCCGGCCGCGGCCGTCCCGGTCGACGATGATCCCGTAGGCGTTGCCGCGCAGGTCCAGGCTCTTCTGGCTGGCGGCCAGCCAGCTGATGATGCCCAGGTTGCCAGGGGCGCCGGCGTAGCCGGGCTGCCGCAGCACGTCGGGGGTGTCGATGCGCTTGGGCCGGCCGCTCTTGGTCGTCCGGAACACCTGCACCGGCATGGTGGCGATGAGGTCGTGCCGGAGCCGGACCGCGTCCAGCGCGGCCGGGATGGCCTGGGCGCCGGACCAGCCGACCGGGACCGGGGAGCCGCCGGTGCCGCGTCCGCGGCCGCCGGTCGCTGCGTCGATGACGGAGGTCAGGCCGGCCGACCGCTGTGCGCGGCCACCGGTGAACAGGCCCATCAGGTGGCCCGGTTGTCGAGCGCGAGCAGGAACGGCACCGCGGCGAGCAGTGCGGCGCCGGCGCCGAGCATCAGCCCCACGCCGGCGACGGCGCAGAGCATAGCCACCAGCCCGGGCAGCCCACGGAGCAGGCGGCCCGCCGGGGCCGCGGCCGCGAGGGCCAGGGTGGCCACGCGGCGGCGCAGGCCGGTACGGAGTCGGGTCATGGCGGGTCTCCTCTCACCAGATGGTCTGGAGCAGGTCGATGTCGTTGACCGCTTCGCGGTCGTGGGCCCAGCTGGCCAAGGTCACGGCGATCAGCGGGGAGATGTCGACGGTGGTGCCGCGCTCTTCCCAGGCCCAGGCGTCGCCCAGGCGGCGCTTGCCGGCGCCGGCCAGCGCGGCGTTGAGCACGCCCTGGTCGCGGTGCCGGAAGACCGGAGGGAGCAGGACCCCGCCGTCAGCGGGCTGGGCGGTGGCTGCGTTGTAGAGGGCACCGCAGGCCGCGGCGTAGTCGCGTGCCTGCGCGGCGATCAGCGGCTCGATCTTGGCGGCGATCGCCTCGTTGAGCAGCGCGCCGGTCTGGCTGACCGGGTTGAAGGCGGTGGCCAGGGGCGACCAGCGGCCCTGGAGCTCCGCCAGCCGGGGGATGACCCAGCTGGTGCCGGGTCGGTTGTCGATGACCTGCGCGGTGGGGTTGCCCGCCGCGGTGCGGCCGGCCACGGCGATCGAGGCCGCTGAGGACTCGGCGTTGACGTGGAAGGCGAAGGCGACCCGCCCGTCCGGGGCGGCGCCGGTGCTGACCGTGCCGTCCTCTCGGATCTGGCCGGCCACGTCTGCGCAGGCTTTCCAGTCCTCGGCCGGGATGGCCTGCAGCACGCTGATGCCGTCGCGCCACTGGTTGCCGAAGGCGCGCCGGAACTCGTCGTCGGGGATGCCGGCGCGCTCGACGGCGACCGCAGCCTCGGTCTGGGTGTGGCCGAGTGCCGGCATGAACGACCACCAGGTGGAGGGGTCGTCGAGGTCGACGTCCTCGTCGGCGGACCACTCGAAGTAGGCGATGCGCCCGTGCTCGCCGGCCAGCGCGCGCTCGCGGCCGCGGTCGACCTTCGAGCGGAGCGGGAACGACGTCGAGTCCCCAGCGGTGGAGACGACCCACAGCTGGGCGGACGGACGGGTGATCATCGCCGGTCGGACGGCTTGCTCGAGGCGGTCGTCGATCTGGGCGAAGAACTCGTCGAGGATGGCCAGGTCGATGGTCCGGCCGTGGCCGGAGGTCTTCTTCGTGGCCATCAGCCCGTGACGGGAGCCGTTGCGCCAGGTGATGCCCTCGGTGCCGGCGGCCTTGCGCATCTCGCCGCGGATGAAGCCCGACAGCGGGGAGCCGCCGAGGATCTCGAACTGCTCCTCGACGAGCTTGGTGCGGGCGTCGGTGCGGGTCTGGGCTGCGTAGACGCTGCGCTGCCGGCCCTGCGTCCACGGCACGATCCCGCGGTCGACGGCGACCGGCAGGATCAGGCTGGTCTTCCCCGACTGGCGGGGGACGGTGATGACGACCTCGCGGTAGTACAGACCGCCGGTCTCCGGGTCGATCTCGCCGGCGACGTCGGCGACCCGGCGCTGCCACGGCATCATCGGCATGCCCAGCGCCTTGGCGACCTTGGCCCAGCGGCGCCCGATGCTCTTGCGGGACAGGTCGCGGGGAGTGCCGTAGCGGGGCGGGCAGTCAGCCGGCCGGCTGAGCGTCGTCATCGTCATCGTCGGCGAGCAGCTCGGCGAGGATCTCGTCGAGCTCGGCGCCGTCCTTCTTGGCCGGGGCGAGCAGCTGCAGCGTCGCCTGCAGCTGGCTGGCGGCCCCACGGGCGGAGGGGGTGATCACGCCGGCGGCCATCTGCAGCTGGTTGGCCAGCGTCATGGCGATCGCGGACAGCGAGCGGTGCATCGGGTGGGTCGGCTCGATGGCGGCCAGGTCGGCGCGCACCGCGGCGACGATGTCGAAGGCGCCCCAGGTGTCAGGGGCGGTGTCGACCTGGTCGTCCTCGTCGACGTCGTCCTCGGCCGCCGGGGGCACCAGGTGGCTTGTCACCAGCGTCAGCGCGGCGGCGGTCTCTGGCTGCTTCGCGGCCTTGGCGGCCCGGCGCCGCTGGGTGTCGAGGGAGTTGGCGCGGGTGCACGGGGTGAGCCGGCAGCCCTTGCGGTACTCGGTGGTCTTCGCGTCGTCGACGTCGGCGCGGGAGGGGCAGCGCTCGCGGTCGCAGGCCTTGGCCATGGTGCTGCTCCCCTCCCCCGGTGGTCAGGTCGCCGTACCGCCGTACAGACGTACGGCGGCCGGGGGAGAAAAAGGAGACCGGGGACGGGTCCCCGGCCCCGGGGTGCCTAAAGATCAACTTGGGCGCCGGCCGGACAGCGGCGGCGATGATCATCAGCACCGCGGCGGCGGCGATCGCGTCGACGAGCACGAAGGTCATCGGGCTCAGCGGCGGGCGGTGAGCCGGGCCGTCTGTGCGGCCCGGCAGGTGTCGCAGGAGGCGAGGACGTACCGCGGGTGCCGCAGGCAGCGCGTGATCGCAGCTTCCATGCGGCTGATCGCAGCTGCGGTGCGCAGCGGCGCGGGAGCGGCTGCGGTGCGGAGGGTCGTGGCCACGGTGTCCTCCTCGAGGTGGAGAGGTGCGTGCCACCCGGCCGGCCTACAGGCGCCCGCTGGGGTGGGTGTTGACGCTCGACGTCGCGCTGACGCCGGGTGGCACGCGGTAGGGCGTGCCACCCGGCCCCGCTGTAGGGCCCACGTGCTGCGCATGCCGATCACCGAGCGGTTCCCCACGGGCGGGGTGAAGGTGTCTCGGATGGCTGCGAGCTCACGTCGGCCAGCGGGGCCGGGTGACACGGTCTGTGCTCCTAACTGCTGCTCCGATTAGGAGGTCGTTAGGAGGTGGTGACCGGCCGCGCTCGGGTGGTCTTCACCAGGCGCGGTCGGTGTTCAGGGGAGCTGGCCGGGCTGTCAGCGGCCGGGTGCCCTTGCTGCTGTTGCAGCCCAGGTGCATCGGCACGGCGTTGGCCGGGTCCAGTGGGTCGCCGCCGTTGTCCAGGGCGATGACGTGGTCGACGCTGAAGCTGCGCGGATCCGGCCACGCGATGGCGAGGTCGAAGGGCTCGAAGCACCAGGCGCAGGCGAGGCCGTAGCGCTCGACCTGACGGCGGACGTGGGCGACCAGGAGGCGCCAGGCGTGGCCGGAACGGCCGGGGGAGCGGGAAGCCGCGGGCATGATCACCTGCCCCTGGGCATGCGTCACCGCGACGGGTCGGAAGGTACACAGCTCAGCGGCCCGAACGCACACTGCAGCCGGCCACTGCGCCTCCCCTGTCCCGGTGGTGCCGTTGCGTCACGACAGCAACGGCACTGGCCCGGTCACGTCAGGGAGCGTGGCCGCTTCTGCTGGCCGGCCGGCGCCCGGCCCGGGCCGGTACCGCGCTGCCGGCGCAGCCTGAGCGCCCGGACCCGCAAGTCCTCGTCGTCGGGCCCGTCGACCACCAGCTGGTTCGACCACAGGCGACGCCAGCTCGACTCGTGCCTGTCGAGCAGCGCGGCCAGCCGTGCGGTCCGCCCGAAGCCACGGCCGCCCTGGAGGACGAGACGGTCGATCGTCTGGTGCCAGTACCTCAGGGCCGGCTCGAGCACGACGTCGGCGACGTGCTGCTGCCACGGCACCAGCGACGGCAGGTCGGTCACCTCGTCGACGTAGTAGACCGGGCCGCTGATGTGGATGGACGCGCGGCCGTTCTGCCGGGGCTGAGGCAGCGGGTCGGCCTGCCAGTCGATGGCGGGGCCGCCGGCGATGGAGCGCCAGGCTCGATCGAGCGCACCGCACTGGCAGGACGGCGGTCGGTCGACGTACTCGTGCACGATCGAGCAGTCGGGCCGATGCCCGAAGATCGGGGCCCCGGGACGGTCACCGGCGTCTCGACTGCCCGCCTCCTCGGGCGTCCAGCGCATGGCGTCGGGGGAGACGGCCGCGTCGGCCAGGGCGCCGTCGATCGCGTCGAGGACATGCTGAGTCCGGTCGCCCGTCATGACCCCATCGTGGCATCGGGCACCGGGGCTCGACGTCGATGTCAGCGCTGGCGCAGCCGCTCCGGGGTGACCCAGCCGATGTACTCGACCCAGAAGCCGGCCGCGTACTCGCGCGGGGCGACGACCAGGCCGCGCAGGGAGCCGTCGTCCCCCTGCGGGTTGGGCGCCCAGCCGTGCAGCTCGCCGTCCCACCAGCGAGCGTCGAGGCCCAGGTAGACCTCGACGGGCACGGCAGGCTCTCGCGGATCGGTGACCTTGCCCAGCTCCTCTTCGAGCCGCTCGTCCGGGACGCGCTGCAGGTGCACCCGGTCGACGGTAGGCGAGGGGTGCGACCGCTCAGTTCTGAGCGGTCGCTGCCCAGCGGTCTAGCTCGCCGTCCCAGTACACCGCGCCTTGGCCTGCTCGGTCGACCATGACGCAGGGCAGAGCGGAAGCGACTAGCCGCTGCCGGACGTCCGCCGGTAGCTGCCGTGCTGCTGGCGTGATGAGGACGGCGTCCGCGGTGTAGCCGCGGGCGGCGTTCGGCGATCGGGGCGTGACGATGACGACCCTCGCGGGTGGGGCTGGCTGGTCGGCCAGCCAGCTCCTCCCCTCCCCCATCGTGCTGGCGATGAGCACCGCGGTGCTCACGACGGTCCGGGGACGGGGTCGGAGCCGGTGCTGCGGGCCCGCGCGGCGGTGTTCTCGGCGGCCGCGAGGTTCCGGCAGTCGGTGCAGAGTCGGACCTCGACCAGGCCGCCGCTCGGGTGCGGGTGTGCCCGCACCCGGGTGACGGTCGGGTAGCCGGTGCCGCAGCGGGTGCAGCCCCGCACGAGGGCCATCAGATCGTCACCAGTGCGTCGCCGGCGGACCGCGGGCCCGGGACGACCGGCGCGGCGTCGTCGACGTCGGCGAGGTCGAGGCTGGCGGCGAAGGAGTCGGCGAGGGTGTCGATGCCCTCGCCGCGCCAGCGGCTGGTCGAGCAGTGCTGGCAGTTGACGTGCAGTACCTGGCCGTCGCGGAAGGTGATGGTGAGCGCGGGCTGGCGGATGGCCTCGCCTTCGCGGTCGACGAGCACGGTGTCGACGCCGCAGTCGGGGCAGGCGGTGCCGCGCACCGGGAGGGTGGTGATGTCGTCGCCGGCGAGGTCCAGGCACTCCTCGGCGCGGAGCACCCAGGTGCAGTACTTGTCGGTCCACCACTCGATGAGGTCGGCGTCGGCGGTGCCGACGATGGTGACGGCGAGCGCGCGCAGGCTCGCCGAGACGTCGAGCATGTGGACGGTGACCTTGCCGACGAGCTCGATGGTCCGGTGCGGCTGGGCGCCGTGGGCGACCAGGCCCTCGACGACCAGGTCCTCGAGGTCGATGAGCAGGGCGGTGGTGGCCAGGTCCAGCGGAGCGCGGGAGCCGGTGCCACCGCCGCCGCCGGTGCGCCCGCTGCTGGTGGTGGCCTGCTGCTCGACGAGCTGCTCGAGCAGGCTGGGCATCTCGTGGTGCTCGATCCACCGGCGGCCGCCCTGCTCCGAGCGGGCGAGGCGGTGCTGGGTGGGCAGGGTCAGTCGGTCGACCCAGCGCCACAGGTCCCCGGTCGACGGCGCGCTGCCGTCCTGCGGCTGCGTCACCCGAGCACCCGGAAGCGGCGCCGCGGCTGCGGCTTCATGTAGCCGGCGGCGACGTCGGGGTGTTCGGTGCGGAAGCGGGTCTGGTCGAAGACCAGCGACTGGTCCGTCTTGATCTCGGCGACGGGGCGGCCAGTCTCGGCGACCTGTAGGACGTCGGCGGCGCCCATCTCCTCGACGATGGCGGCCTTGGCGGTGTCCAGGGCCTCCTTCGCGGCGTCGACGCGCTTCTCGGCCCGCCGGTAGGCGCGCACCAGCACGGTGGCGCGGGCCCTCGGGATCGAGGCCGGCGCGACGGTGGCCACCGCGGTGTCGGCGGAAGGTGCCGAGTCCTCGCCGGCGAGCTTCACGCCTGCGGCGGCCAGCGCGCCGGAGGCGGCCTTGGCCAGCCGGCCGACGGCGGGGGCGGTGCGGGACGGTGCCATGGTCTGCTCCTCGGGTGCGAACCCGCGGGGAAGACGGGTTACGTCACTTGACGTAACCAGGTGAACACGTGTCGATCCAGGGCCTCGAACGCCTGTTCTCTCCCTGCCTGTTGGCAGGTTCTACGGCCGGACGCCCCAGCCGACCCGCAGGTCACAGAGCGTGGCGAGGTTGCGCCAGATCAGGTCGCCGCGGCCGTCGGTGATGGCCGTCCAGGGCGCGTAGCCGCCCAGCTGGTCGTGCGGCTCGTCGAGCCAACGGGCGGCCAGCTCGGGGTCGAACTCCTCGCCGACGGGGACGGCTGCCTCGAGCACGTGGTCGGCCCACCAGCCGCGGTCGCTGGGGTCGCTGCCGTCGCGCTGGCCGGCCATCACCGCCGCGACGTCGGGTGCGGAGTACTCGTTGCCCTGCCGAGCGTGCCCGTGGGCGTTCACGCCCCGCTGGGTCAGGTTCGCGCGGTGCACCTCGGCGATCACTGGGTCCAGAGCGATGCCGTACGCGGCCGCCGTCCCGAAGGTGACCAGCGCGACGTTGGCGAGGCCCGCGGCCACCGCGGCGACGTCGACGGCCGGCGCGGTGCCTGACGGGTAGTCCCACGGGTCGATCGCCTGACGCAACTCCTCGACGGCCTGGTCGAGCAGCTGCTGGCGGGCCTCGGCCAGGCTGGTGCCCGGGTTGGCCGGCCGGGCCGGTGCCGGGATGCCGAAGCGGACCCCGGCCTCGCGGACCCACAACGACGGGCTCTGCCGGATCACGGAAGAGGCCGGCACCGGCGGGGCGGGCTGTCGCAGCGCGGTCATCGTCGTGCTCCTGTCGGTGAGGTGGTCGGTCAGCGGGCGAGAGCCAGCTGCGGCGGGGCGGGGCCCACGATGACGTCGGGGTTGCAGTCCGGGCACTGGCCGGTGAAGTGCCCAGTGTCGGCGTCGAAGACCCGGCGCGTGCGGCGGTCGCAGTGGTGACCGCCGCACCAGGGCACCGCTGCACGGCGGCGGACGAGGTCGGCGTCGGCGGTTCGCGGGTTGGTGCCACGCACCCGGGGGTTGGTGCCGCAGGCCCGGCAGTTGGTGGATCGACCATGAGGGCACTTCGCCCCACGGCTTGCCCGTGGGGTTGGGGGAGTACTTGGACGTTCAGGACGTTCGGGTGACACCTGGGTGTCACCCCTGACGCGACACAGCTGTGTCACCCCGGGTGACAACTTGTCACCCCCCTGTGGACGCCCCTCGGGGGGTGACAACTTGTCACCCCCTTGCGGGTTGTCCACAGCCTTCTCCCCCGCCGGCGTGCTGGCCCGCTTCGGCTTCGGCGGCTTCATCGCGCCCTTGTCCATGTGCACGCGGTAACGGTGCGTGCCGTTGCGGCCAGCGCCCCGCAGCACGGTCAGGCAGCCCACCTCCTCCAGGTGCTGGATGCGCCGCTGCACGGTCCGCTCCGAGCACGTGGCCTTCTCGGCGAGGGTGTCGACCGAGGGCCAGGCGTTGTCGCCGTCGTCGTCGGCGCAGTCGGCGATCGCGAGCAGCAGCAGCCGGTCGTTGCCGGTGGTCTTGGAGTGCTCCCACACCCAGGCACTGACCTTGACGCTCATGACGCCACGTCCTCGTCGACGTCGACCAGGGCGCCGGCGACGACCGAGCGACGAAGGCGTGCCCGGTCGGTGAAGCTGGTTCCGCCCCAGACGCCGTTGACCGGATAGCCGGCCACCCAGGCGGTGAGGGCGTAGCGCCGGCACGGGTTCAGGAACTCGCAGCTGCCGCACAGCGCCTTGGCCTTGGCCGGAGACGCCCCCTTGGGCGGGAAGAAGACCTCCGGGTCGACCTGGGCGCAGACCTGCGTGCCGTCGAAGAAGGGCGCGACCGGCCCGGCGGGCAGCTCGAGGAACGGCAGCGCCGACACCACGGCGGCCGCAGCGAGGTCCTCCGCCGCCGTGAGGGGCGGGTGGACGTCTGTCAGCGACACGGGCCTGCCGGCCCACTCCCCTGCTGGGAGGTCGTGCGGGGCGGTCTCGGTCATGGCGGTGTTCCTGTCTCGGTGCGGCGGCGGCGGCGGCGGATCGCGAGCTCGTCCCCGCCGGCACCAGAACTCGGCTGCCGGCGGGGACGCGAAGAGGGGTGGGCGGCGCGGGAGGCGCGCTCGGCCAGGGCCACGGGGCAGGTGGCGAAGTGGGGCATGCCGCGGTGCTCGAAGCCCTCCAGCGGCCGGTCGGCGCGGATGACGCGCACCCGGACCCGGCGCAGGTGGTCGGTGTAGACGGCGGCGGTGGCCTTCACGTCGTCCCGGGCGTACTCCGCCGGGTCCAGCGGGAACTTCTTGCCCGCCTCGGTCCAGCCCCAGATGACCTCCCGGTGACAGCGGGGGCACTCGTTGGGCGGCGTCCAACTCACGAGAGGCTCCAGTGGCCGCAGGGTGGCTGGGTCTGGGGCCACAGGACGAGGGAGTGGGCGGCGAGCAGCACGGCGCAGCCCAGGTGCTTGTGGGCGACGTCGTAGCCGGCCAGCTCGGCGGCCAGCATCTCGGCCGGCAGGAGGTCGAACCGCGGGTCGAGCAGCGCGGCCGCGACGTCGTCGTGCCCGTGGAAGCTCTCCACCGTGATCGGGCCGACCCGGGTGGGCCCGATCTCCGCACGCAGCTCGTCGGCGAGATGGTGCGCGGTGTGCATCTGCATCCAGGTCGGCGCCGAGCGGAACATGACCCGGAAGCCGTAGCCGTCGCGGCCAGACGGCCGGGCGACGTCGGCCAGCCGGCGGCCGCCGACCAGCACCGACGGCAGGTCGGCGCTCACCGCGCCTCCACGTCGAGAAAGACGGCCGGCGTACCGGTGAGGCCGGACCCGTCCTCGATCCAGGTCGACCCACCGGTCGAGCGGTCCGGCCGCCAGATGCCCCAGCTGAGCCGGACCACCTCGACTCGCCAACAGGTGACCGGGTCGTAGGCGTCCAGCGCCTGGCGAGCGAGCTGCTCCGCCAGCCTGACGTTGTGGGTGTGCATCACGGCGACGCCCTCGATCTCACCGTCGACGCCGGTGAGATCGGCGTGCGGCAGCCGGCGGGGCCGGTACGTGCGCCCGTCGGGGCGCCGCACGTGAGCTGGGCGGGGTCTCAGATCGGACATGCCGGGCAGGGGCACCTGCCCGGCGACCGTCTCGATCCGCTCGAGTTCGGTCACACCGGCCACCGCAGCGGCCGGCACAGCTGTTCGGCCTGCTCCTGGGTCATCGCCGGCCCGCTTACGGGCCGGCCGATCATCGCCGCGACGGTCGCGCGGGCCTCCTCGTTGAGCCTCAGTGCCTCGGCCGGCGTGGGCAGCCGCAGCCGCACCTGCTGGCCGTCCAGCGTGCGCACGACGATCGGGTGGCCTGTCGCCGCGCGCAGCAGCTCATGGACGACGACGGGCACCTCGATCACGGGGCGACCACCGAGGCCTCGATGTCTGACAGCTCGTAGCCTTCCCCGACCAGGAAGCGCAGCCAGCTGGCCAGCCGCCCCCGGTCGTGGCCGGTGGCGCGCCAGGCGTCTCGCAGGGTCGAGGCCTCGATCGCCGCGGCGACGTGGGCGAGCAGCTGCAGGGGGAGTCGGCCGTCGACGACGTGCTCGCCGCTAGTCAGGCTGACGTCGGTCTTCACGAAGCGGGCCGGCCGGTGCAGGCCCATCTCGCGCACGCCGTCGTGTCCCTCGCGGACGCCCATGCCCGACAACCAGGAGTGCAGCTCGTCGGGGTACTTGGCGATCGCCTCGACCGCGAAGCGCAGGACCGCCTTGGACGCCGTCCGACGGGCCAGGTACTCGCGCACCCACGCCCGGCGGGTGGCGTTCGCGGCCCCCATGGCCGTGTTGTTGGCCATGACCTGGCGGCGCTCCTCGCGCTGCCGCTCGAGCTCCTCGTCCGACATCGACTGGCCGGGGATCCCCGGCGTGGGGATGTACCGGTAGGTGTGCCCGTTGCCGAGCGGGTCGGTGCACACCTCCACCTCGGCGACGTAGGGCACGGCGCCCCGGCCGGCCTCCAGGAGGACCGCGGATCCGGGACAGCCGGAGTGCGCCTCGGGCGTCAGCTCACCGCCGTCATGCAGCAGCCCCGACAGCCGCATCCGACCGTCCTCGGCGTCCTGGCCCTCGACGAGCACCCGGCGGCCGGTCTCCTCGAGTTCGGTGCGGCGCTCGGTCAGCCGCTCGGCGGCCGCGCGTTCCTGCTCGGCGCGGGTCACCGCGTGGGCGAAACGGCCGGGCCCCTGCACCGCCGCCTGGACCAGGTCCTCGACGACGTCGGGCTGGTCCTCGTAGTGCGCGACGACGGCCGCCTGGTCCAGCGTCAGCCCGGCGGTGGCCACCGCGGCGGCCGCGGTCGGCGCGAGCCGGGCGACTCCTGCAGCCTTGGCCACGCGCTTGCGGTCCAGGCCGGTGCGCGAGGCCACCGTGACCATGTCCATGCCCAGGTCGAGCATCGTCTGGACGCCGTGCGCCTCCTCGGTCACGGTGAGGCCCTCGCGCTGCAGGTTCTCGGCCATCATCGTGCCGACGTGCTCGGCCTGGACCAGGTCGGTGGCAGCGTCGACGGACAGGTCGCGGCGGATCCAGCACGGCACTCGCTCGACCCCCGCGGCGATCGCGGCCGCGGTGCGCCGGTGCCCAGTGACCAGCTGGTGCCGGCCGTCCTCCAGCTCGACGACGGTCAGCGGCTCGATCACGCCCACCGCGGCGATGGACACGGTCAGGCCCTCGAGGTCGACCAGCTCCGTGCGGACGTTCCGCGGGTGCGGCACCAGCTCGCGTGGGTCCAGCAGCGCGACGTCGAGCTGTGCGCTTTCCCGGCCCCCGACTGAGGTCGGAGCACTCATCGACGCTCACCGGCCTCGGCCAGCTTGGCGATCGCCGCGGCGAAGTTGACCGGGGGCGCCGGTGTCCACCAGGGGCAGCCGCCGCAGTAGCAGACCTTCGGCGGGCAGGACCGGTCCCGCGCGGGCGGGACGTCGGCGACTGTGCCGCACGCGCAGTGACGCACGCCGACGCCGGCCGGCACGAGGTGCCCGCCAGCACCGTCGCAGCCCGGGTCGTGCCGGTGCACCGTCCTGGCCGGCCGCGCGGTGGCGAGGTGCTCGGCGAAGGCGGCGACGATCGCCAGGTCTCCGGCGGTGGGCTCATGACCACGGGGCGCGCACAGGGTCGCAGCGGCCGCGGGGACGTCGGCGGGCGCCAGCCGCACCGCGGTGGTGAAGCGGCAGGTCTCCGGGCTGCAGCGGCGGACGTGCCGGCGCAACGCCCGGGCCTCCTCGGCGGTCAGCTCGGCCGTTGTGGTGAGCGGCCGGCCGACGTGGGCAGCCGCATCGGCCAGCCGGTCGTCCCGGTTGGGGACGCCGGCGCGGCCGTAGGCGATCGCCAACGCGGACAGCAGCCCGCGGTCGGCCAGCTCGAGGACGGCGGTCATGCCGGCACCCGCTTCCGGCCCAGGCAGGACGGGCACAGGGCCGGCCGCACCAGGCCCAGCCGGACGGCCAGGGCAGAGGCAGGGGCCAAGCTGGTCCAGGCGGTCCAGGGCTCCGCGTCCTCACTGTCGGCGACCAAGCCGCAGCCGGCGCAGCGGATGCACGGTCGGGTCACCGTGCCGTTGGTCGTGGCGTGGCAGACGCCGCAGTAGCCGCGGGCGACGTCCTCGGGGTGCCAGCTGGTGCGGCCGCAGTCCGGGCAGGTGATCGCGGCGGCGGCCTCGGTCGGCGTCGGGTCCTGCTCGAGCACACGACGCAGGAGCTCCGCGGCCAGATCCTCGGAGGCGAACCAGTCCAGGCGCCGGGCGGTCGCCTGCAGGTGGGCCGCCTGCTCCGGCGTTGCGGCCAGCGCGCGCTGCAGCTGCCCGGCGTCCGGGTGCGTGCTCACCGGGCACCGTCCTGCTGGTCGCGTCGCGGGGCGGGCAGGCAGGTGCCTCGGTGCCCGGCGGCGAGCACACAGTCGGTGCCGGTGCAGGCGGACTGGCGGAGGTACCGGGCGGAGTACTCGCGCGGGGACAGGACAGGGACCGGGGCGGCCACCGCGACGAGGTGGCGGGTGCTCGTCATGCCGTCTTCACCGGCTGGGCGTCGGCCCGGGCGGTGGGAGTCCAGTACTGGTCGACCAGCTCGCTGGCCGGCCGACCCTGCGGGTTGGCGTCGGCCCGGTGACGCCGAGTGGTGTCGGTGCTGCTCACGGTTACGCTCGCTCTCTGTCGGCGCCGTCCGCTGTTCCGGTCCTGGGGAGGTCTGGAGCGGGCGGCGTTGTCGTTCTTGCGGGTTGTGCACCCGGGCCCGGCGTCGGGGAAGACCACCGGGTCCGAGGCGTCTCAGGCCGGTCGGGTTCGCGGGGCGCTTGCGGCTGGTCGCTGTGAGTGAGTAGCGATGAGCGCGCGGAAGCGCATCGGTTCCCCCTGCCGATGTCGGACGTGCTTCGGACGTCGTGTTGGGTCCGGGGCCGCCACGGGGCGAGCGGCCCCGGACGTCAGGAGGCCCGCGCCTGGGCGGGCTGCGGCGAGTCGCTCGCCTGGGCTTCGCCGGCGAGCTCGATGCGGAGGCGCTCGATGTCGTCCGCGCGGAAGAGGAACGCGCCGTTCCGGCCGGCCATCTTGTGGGCCGGCCGGACTCGCTCCGAGGCGACCCAGCGCGTGAGCGTGCTGCGGTCGACGCCCAAGAGCGCGCACACCTCGACGGTCGACAGCAGGGCGAGCCGGGGGTCACTCATATGGGTGAGCGTGGTGCATTGCACCAGATAGTGCAAGCGGCACACGCACGACGTGTTGCAACAGGCAGCTGGGATCTGCAAGACTTAGTGCATGACGCAGGCTCCGGGGACCGAGCAAGTCCCGCAGTTCGATCTGGCCGACCGGATGCGCAAGGCACTGCGCCACGCGGACGTCGGCGTGCAGGAGATGGCCGGGTACCTCGAGGTCTCCCGCAACGCGGTGGGCACGTGGATCAACGGCCGCAACCGACCCTCGCCGCAGACCATCCGACTGTGGGCGCTCCGGTGCGGTGTGCCGTTCGAGTGGCTGCGCCACGGCACCGAGAGTGCCCTCAGCCCGCAGCCGGGTGGTGACGCTGTGTGGGCCCCGCGAGGATCGAACTCGCAACCCGCGGATTACAAGTTCCACTCTTCGCGCACGCTCGTCACCCTGCGGAGTGACCGGACCGGCGCCCGGCCGCTGCTCCCCCGCCGCGGCGGCGCCCCGATCGCGCCCCGAACGGCGGTCGCGTGATGGCTGGCCAGCCCGGCATGGTGCTGCCGTCCGTCGACCGAGACGGCGTCGACCGGGCGCAGCAGCTCTGGGACGTCCGCGTGCCGGCGTCCTTCGGCCGGTGGGGCGAGGAGACGACCGTGCTGCCGGTCGGCTACTACGACGGGCGCATGGCGCCTGGCGGCGGAGGCGCGATGGAGCCCACCCCGTGCAACCCGGACGGTCGGTGGGGCGAAGCCCGTCACCTCTTCGACGCGCTGCAGAGCAGCGAGGGCGACCGGTACGACGACGACGACCGTCTGCAGCCCAAGGCGTTCCGGCTGGTGCTCACGTGCGTCCGGTGCGGCGTCGTGCGGGAGCTGCGCGGGCACCTCGACGCCGACGACGCCGCGGTGCCGGGAGACCGCCAGGTCGGCCAGCTGAGCCCGGTGCCCCTGCAGGCCGGCGAGCTGCTCGCCCAGGAGGTGTCGCGCAGCCACGTCTGGGGCGACGAGTGGCACATCAACTGGACGGTCTACGCCGACGGGCGTCCGGTCGGATGGATGCGCACCGACCGCGGGCCCCGGGGGAAGCGGTACGTGGCCGGCGCGCTGGGACACCCAAGCGTCGACCCGACGGTCAAGGGAGCGTCCGCGGCCGCGGTGCTGCGCAAGCTGGCCACGGTTACCGCGGCGGTGCCGGCGTGACGCTCTCCTACACGGTGCGGCCGATCAGCGACCGCACGCCGTTCACCGGCCAGCCCGAGCACAGCCAGTTCACCGCGACCTGGGCGGACACCCTGGAGATCCTCGAGCGCGAGCTGTGGCACCTCGACGCCGAGCACGTCGTCGTCGAGGTCGACGTCCCGGAGCGCGGCGTCCGCATCGACGGCCAGCTGCGCTCCGACGCCAAGGCCGCCTCCCCCGCCGTCCGGCTGGCCTTCGACTCCCAGCACGGGCCGCTGACCTACGCCACCGACCGATTCATCCGGCCGTCCTGGCAACAGAAGGGCGCCCGGGAGCACTGGCAGCACAACCTGCGGGCGATCACCCTGGGGCTGGAGGCGCTGCGCAAGGTCGACCGGTACGGCATCACCCGCCGCGGCGAGCAGTACGCCGGCTGGAAGGCGCTGCCGTCCGGATCCGGCGACGCGATCGCCATGCCGACCGCCATGACCGTCGAGGACGCCGCCCGGCTCGTGCTCTCCGCGGCCGACGAGCCGGCCGCATACGCCGGCGACGTCATCGCACAGCCCGAGGTCCGGAAGATGATGGTGCGCCGGGCCACGCTGCGCACCCACCCCGACCACGGCGGCGACCGCGCGGCGTGGGACCGGCTGCAGCACGCCCGGGCCGTCCTCGACGACCACGCCGCGCTGTCGTGAGCGGGGTGCACCGGGCCGTCTTCGTCGACGAGCTCGCCGCCTTCCCGATCGAGGCGCAGCCGGGCAGCTGGACGGTGTGGCGCGGTGCGGACCAGGTCGGCGTGCTCGAGGTCCGGCGGACCGGCGGCACGGTGTGGCTGGCCGGCCGCGTCGACGAGGACCTGGTCGCCGAGGGCCCCACCGCGCTGGCTGTGCTGCGCCGGCTGGCGCGCAGGTCACAGGCCCAGAACGTGGGATCGTTCCCAGCGTCACCCCTGTGGACGTGAGGGCCCTAGCGGGGTCACCCGATCGGCTGGCGGGCGAGGCCCCGGTCACAGCCAGCACATACACACAGCCCGTGATGATCATCGAAGGTGCTGGTCAGCGAGGCGACGACGCCGGCATGACCGCGGAGCTACTCCAGGAGTGGGCGCTGTGGATGCGGTCGGGCGGCATGAGCGAGCGCACCGTCGCCTCTCGGCTCTGGCTGGTCGGGTTCATGGCCCGGACGCTCGGCGTCGACGCCACCCTCGCTGACTGGCAGGACGTCGCCGCGTTCATGGGCCGGACGACGTCCCCGGGCACCAGGTCGACGTATTACGCCGACCTGTCGTCCTGGTTCGACTGGCTGCGCCGGTTCGAGTGGCGGCCGGACAACCCGATGGAGCGGCTACCGAAGCCCCGGGCGGTGAAGCGCAAGCCGCGGCCGATCACCACCGAGCAGCTGCAGCGCGTGCTGGCCACGGTCAACCGCCGGCGGACCCGGGCGATGGTCATGCTCGGCGCCTACCAGGGCCTGCGTGCCCACGAGATTGCGAAGTTCCGCGGCGAGGACATCGACGGGCAGTGGCTGCACGTCGTGGGCAAGGGGGCGAAGGAGGCGTGGCTGCCGCTGCACCCCGACGTCGCGGCGCTGGCCGTGGACTTCCCGCGCTACGACTGGTGGTTCCCCTCCTACACCCGGGCCGGGAAGCCGATCACGCCCAAGAGCGTGGTGAAGGTGCTGTCGGACTTGATGGAGCGGGCGCAGGTCAACGGGGTCGGGCACCAGCTGCGGCACTGGTACGGCACCGAAGTGCTCCGGGCCGCCGGCGGGAACACCCGCGTCGCCCAGGAGTTGCTGCGTCACGAGTCGCTGGCCACCACGGCCGGCTACACCCAGGTCGACGACAGCGAGCGCCGCGCGGCCATCCTCGGTCTCCCCCGCCTGCTCGACCCTGGACCGGCCGATGTCGTTCGCCGGCTCCGCGTGGTGGCGTGAGCAAGGCGACCGTGCACGACGTTGCACAGGTGCGCACGGAAACGAGCGCGTCCGGTCAGACGTTGCCACTAGCATCCGGCACGTGCCCTAGCTAGGACACGCCCACCTGCAGTGAACGGAGAGGAGTCATGACCACCAAGAAGGAAGCAGCCGCGCGGGACGCCGCCGCGATCCTGCGGCGACACTGGGCCGGCCGAGGCTTCCCCGTCGACCCCGTGGCGATCGCCCGCGATCTCGGGCTGGGTGTGCTCGTGGGTCAGCTAGGCCCGAACGTGTCCGGCATGCTGATCAAGGAGCAGGACGAGGATCCGGTCGTGTACGTGGACGTCGACGACGCGCCGCGGCGTCAGCGGTTCACTGTGGCCCACGAGATCGGGCACTACGTCGAGCGCAGCTCCGCTCCGACCATGAGCTACGTCGACCGCCGCGGCGGCCCCTTCACGCTCCGCGAGTTCTACGCCAACGAGTTCGCCGGCCACCTCCTGATGCCGGCCGACGAGGTGCTCCGGCTGCAGTCGCAGGGCTGGACGGATTTCGAGCTGTCCGAGTACTTCGGCGTGTCCCCCGACGCGATGGGCACTCGGCTGCGTCGCCTCGCTCTCGCGTGACAGAACGCCCTCCGGGGGGGGAGGACGCCACCTCCGGCTTCAACGAGGGCAGCCCAGAGCTCAGAGCGTTCGCGGCGTTCAGCCAGCAGGAGCTCGAGAGCTTCGGGCTGTCGCTTGAAGAGATCGAGCAGGTCTACGGCAGCATCGGCGCATCGCCGGAGGTCGTCGGCCCGGACGACGCGTCCGGGCCGCTGAAGGCCGCCGCCGAGGACCGCGACAACCCAGTCGTCAAGACGAACGACATGTCGGACCTCGAGCGGATTCACCGTCAGAGCAAGATCGACAGCGACCGCCAGGACACCGACCTGCGCAAGCTGCTCGCCGTCTGGTCCATTCGGGCGGCCAGCGTGATGCTCCTGCTCGGCACCGGCATCTTCGTCACCTACATGGTCTCCGAGTGGGGCGAGGTCCCCGTCCAAGCGATCATCGCCTGGCTCAGCGCTTCCGTGCTCGAGGTCCTCGGCATCGTCTACGTCGTCGCCAACTACCTGTTCCCGCGCGACAAGGGCGAGTAGGCGCCGACGAACGAAGAGCGCCCCACCCCGCAGAAATCGGGGCGGGGCGCTCAGGGTGGTGCTGCCGTCGCCGCCAGACGCCGGTCGCCTCCACGGTAGGGGCCGGGTGTGACAGTTCCGGTCACGCCGGGGCTACGACGTAGGTGGCGCAGCCGTCGCGGTAGGTCGTCGTCCGGACGACGCGGCCCTGCCGGTGCACGCGGGACAGCGCGCCGGACGCCTGGCCGTGGTGCACCCGGGCCTTCCGGCACAGCTCCTTGACCGTCATCCCCCGGGTGCCCGTGGCGGCGACGAGCTGCACGGTCCGGTCGGCGACCGTCAGCGGCGCAGCACCCACCTCCGGCGTGCTTGCGTCACGTGACGCAAGGGTCGTGCGAGCGGTGCGCGTCCGGCCGTCGTCGCCGACCACCTTCTCGGGTGCGTGGTCGCCGACGATGGCGATGTCGTTGGCGACCGTCCCGGCCGAGACGCGGAGCTCGCGCACGATCTGCCGGTGGCTCGCGCCGCCGGTGCGCATCGCGTCGACGACCGCACGACGGTCCTCGGTGGCCAGCTTGAGCTCGCCTAGGACGTCGCCGAAGCGGTCGAGGACGTAGGCGCCGTGGCTGGCGTAGCCGAGCAGCTCGGCGTCGCCGTTCTCGCGCGCCTCGCGCAGGACCGCGGCCGCGCCGGACAGGTTGGAGCGGATCTGCTCAGCGCGCCGCTCGGCGCGGAAGCGGGCCAGAGAGGCCGGCTGCTCGCCGGGGGTGGCCGGCTGTGCAAGGGCGGTCATGCCGCCACCTCAGCAGGGGCGAGGAAGCCCCGCACGTAAAGCGAGCGCAGGTGCTCGGTGGCCAGGCGCGCCGCGACGCTGTGCTTGCCCATCGCGTCGCGGAGGAAGGCCGCGGCCTGGTCGTGCTCGAGCAGGACGACGACCGAGGGGTCGTCCAGCTGGGCCGGGGACAGGTGCTCGGCGGCGTAGGTGGCGCCGGAGTCCTCCTGGACGATGACGGCGCTGCGGGTGACGAGTGCGGCCTGCAGCATCGCGGCGGAGATCCGCGGTGCGATCGGCCGGGCGAGGGTGGCTGTCTGACTCATGTTCGTATTATCGAACATTCACCCCCGATTCTTGACCGGAATCCCGAACAAACTTCCCGGGTATCTACCCGTCCGAGTGAGGACGGGACTCGTTCGCCCGGGCGATCAGGTCCACGGGGCTGATGCCGACGGCGGTCGCGATGGCGTCGACGTCGTCGAATCCGAACGCCGTCTCGCCGGCGAGCTTGGCCGCGGTCGCGGTCACCTTGAGGTTGGACTGGCGGGCCAGCTCTCTCCCGGACCACCCGAGGTCGGCGCAGAGCCGCCGCACCTCGGCGGCGATCGCGCGGGACAACTGTTCGGACATCACCACGACCCTAGCGTCGGCAGGACACAGGCGATTCTGAACTCCGGCCCGCGCCGGAGTTCCTCCTTCGATACCGTCATCGGGGTGAGTGATCCGGCCTGCCCCGACCCGCACAACCACTTCCGCACGGTGCTGCTGCCGGTGCCGAACGAGTGGGCGCGGCGGCTGAACGAGCTCTACGTCGAGGGCTGGGAGCTCTTGCAGGTCACGACCATCGAGGGTGTGAAGCTGTCCGGCATGGCGATCCTGCAGCATCGCCACTAGGCGCCCGGCTCCCCTCCCCCACAACGACGAAGAGGCCCCCGCGCGCCACCGGTGGGTGGCGAGCGGGGGCGACGTCGGGCGACTGGTCAGTCCAGGTCGTACTCGCGCCGTAGCGCGGCGATGTCGACGACGGGGATCCGGTCGGTGGGCGGCTCAACGAGCGTCGGCGGCCGAGGCGGAGCAGACGCATGCGCCGCACGCGGTGCCGGCGTCGGCCTCGGGCGGGGGGCCGGCGGTCGGGCGCGGACCAGTCGGTTCCCGTCGTTGTCCTGGGGGGCAGACAGCGGCGTGACCTTGGCCCGGGCCAGCAGCCCGGCGGCCAGGCTGCTGACCGCGCCGACGACGCCCACGATGCCGACCGCGATCAGGTCCGCGATCGGGCCGGTGACCTCGTCGGGGAGCAGTAGGCCGCGGCGCGCCAGGACACCGACTCCCAGGGCGGTGAGCCAGGTCGCGCCCGCCGAGGCCTGCGCCGCGCTGAGGACCGGCTGCGGGCGGCGGCTCACTGCAGCTGCCAGTCGCGCTCGATGAGGACGTTGGCCAGGTCCCCGGGGGTGACCTCGAAGCAGGCCCGGCCGTCGACGAACAGGTGCACACCGGCCTCGGTGTAGACGTGGTCGACCAGCTGGCTGCAGATGAACCGATGATCGCGCCGCAGCCGGGCGATCAGCCACTTCGACCGGACCCCGAAGCGGAGCAGCGCCAGGTGCAGGTAGGCGGTGAACCCGTACCGGGCGTGCTCGAGCGCCCGGGCCCCGGCGACGATGTCGGCCCGCTGCTCGGTGGTGAGCGGCACGGCCCAGGAGAAGGCCAGGGGCCGGCGGGCCAGCACGTCGGCCAGCGGCGCGATCCGGGCGCCGGTGGGCATGGCCTCCATGACGGTGCCGTCGTCGAGGACGATGCCGGCGTGGCTGTACCGGGAGGCGTCGCCGATGAGCCACTGACCGAGGGCGATCGCCAGGCCGAGCAGCCCGTCGATGCGGGCGAGGAAGAAGGTGCCGGGCTGCGGGTGCATGAGGCCTCCGATCAGGTGAAGTGGAGGACGACGCCGGAGACGACGCCGGTGACGGACATGCCAGTGCCGACCGCGAGGCCGATGACCCACCGGCGGGCGGCGACCCGGGACTGCTCTGCGGCCATGGCGGCCTGCTTGAGCTCGGCGATGTCGGCCTTGCGGGCGGCCTGCTCGGCGCCCAGGTCGATGGTCAGGTCGTCGAAGCGGCGCTCGACCTCACGCCGGGGCACGTAGTGGGTGGGCATCTCGGTCAGCTGCTTGTTGACCTCAGCGAAGCCGCGGCCGACCGTGTCCTCCAGTCGGCGGAGGGACTCGGCGACGAAGCCGAGGACCCCTCCCCCGTCGTGGCCACCCGTGCTGGCGCCCCGCTGGGTCGGCAGCGTCACGACAGCGGGTGCGGGGCGAGGGTGACCGTGACAGGCACGTGCCCGGTGTTCAGGACGGAGACGCCGAGCACCTGGCCGTGCCCCATGTCGTCCTTGGCCCCGGTGCCGTTGAGGTGGCAGCCGGTGACTCCCAGTGGCACGGCGGTGAGGAGGGGCTCGACGCCGTTGATCGGGAAGCCCGGGCGGCCGACGGGGTGCCAGGTGCGGTCGGCGCGCTGGACGGCGACCCGCAGGTCGGCGCCCTCGATCAGGGTGTCCGGGCCGTCGGGTCCGGCGAGCTTGACGGTGGCCCGGGTGGGGTTGTCGCAGGCCACCAGGAGGTCGGTGTCCTTGGTGGTGGCGGGCAGGCAGATGCTCTGCCCGGGCAGGATGGTGGCGGTGGGCACGTCGTCCTCCAGTGGGGTCCTGTGGTCGTCGGCGACGGCGTCGCCGACGGGCTGCTCTCCGAGCTCGGCGCGCACCATCGCGAGCAGCTCGGCGTAGGGGAAGTTGGGGCCCGGGTCGGAGTGGGTGGTGCCACCGAGGGCGAGCCGGATGTCGTTGTGCGTGCAGAGGCCGTGGTCCTTGCGGAAGACCTGGACCAGGGACAGCCAGCGCGCCGCGGCCAGCGCCGACGCCCGGCTGCCGGTGATCTCGATGAGGTCGTCGGCGATGTGCGGGGCGGCGAGGCGCAGCATCTGCAGCTGCGCCGGCTCGCGCCACTTCGCGGCCGACCACGAGGCCCGGCCGCAGAACTCGTAGGACCGACCCCAGGTGTTGCCCTGCGGTCCGGCGTGGAAGGCGACGAGGGTGCGGCGGACCATCTCCACCCCGGAGTCCCGGTCGAACATGCGGTGCGCGCTGGTTCCCGCGGGGCCGCCGAACCAGTTGGGCCCGGCGAGGGACTCCGCCGTCCCGGCGCCGTTGTCGGACTCGGTGCAGTGGATGACCACGAACGCCGCGGCCGGCGGCTTGAACAGACCGCCGTAGGCCTTCGCGGGCATCCACCGCAGCGCAGCCGCGGTCACTGCTGGTCCTGGGCGGCGACGTCGGCCTCGACGGCGGCCAGCACGTCGGCGGGCAGCTGGTGCGGCTCGCCGTCGGCGTAGCTGGCCGCGTACTCCGCGGCCGTGAGGTTGCGGACGATCCCGGCCGGGGTCTCCACCTCGACCGTCAGGTCGTCGTCGTGTAGGGGCTCCATCGCGGGTACCTCCTGGGCATAGCTGTGACCCGGCCACCGGGTGGTGGTCGGGCATTGGGGTCGGGACTGGCCCAGACCGGGCTCAGGCGATCTTGTAGCGGATCTCGACGGGCGCGATGCCGATGGCTCGGACGCTGGGGGCGCCCGAGCCGGCCCTCTGGGCCTGGACCTGGAAGGACACCGCAGCGCCGGTACCGTCGAACGTGCCGGCCAGGAACCCGGGGCCGGCGATCGACGCGGCACCCGAGTTCGACCAGTAGCCACCGGCCACGACGGCGCCGTTGACGACGATGCGGATCTGCACGCCGGTGCCTGCGGGCAGATCGACCAGCGGGGCCGACCACTCCACCTTGAGCTGGGCGCCCACGTCGAGGAAGCCGAGGGCGATGGGCCCGGATCCGGGGAGCGTCGTCCACGCGGTGTTGAGGACCTGGGCGTTGTAGCCGATGTCCGTGACCAGCGCGTCGGTCCACCGGGGCCGGATCGGTCGGCCGTTGAGCAGCGCGGTGCCGGTGTCGGTCCACAGCTCGATCGCGTCGGGCCTGAGGAAGACCTCGGTGTTCGCCGTTCTGCCGGCCTCTGTCGGGCTGGTCAGGAGGGCGTAGGGACCGTCCGTGTCGCTGCCTGCCTCGAACGCGCCCGGGCCGCCGGTGCCGCCGGGAGAGACCGTGAACCGTCCACCGCCCTGCCGGCCACCCGTGGTGTCCATCTGCGCGCGCGGTCCGCTCGCTGCAGTGCGCACGACGGTGCCGGTGATGGTGCGGCCGTCGATCGCGTCGGCGGCGATCTTCCCGGCGGTGACCGCGCCGGCGGCGATCGTGCCGGCGGTGACCGCGCTGGCGGCGATCGTGCCGGCGGTGACCGCGCTGGCGGCGATCTTCCCGGCGGTGACCGCGCCGGCGGTGATCTGCGCGGCCGTGATGCTGTTGGCGGCCTGGGTAGCCACGAGCGCGGCGGCCTCGGCGTCCATGGCGGTCTGACGCGCGGCGGCGGCGGTGGTCTGCGCGGCCGCCGCGGTCTCCGCCGCGCCAGCAGCATTCTCCAGGGTGTCGACGATGGCCGGCTCCAGCTCCCGGAGCGTCACAGCGTCGGCAGCGATGCCCGACGGCTGGTACATCGGGGACGCCCCGACGACGGCCAGGGTTGCCGTGTCCCCCTCCGACGGCAGGAACTGCCGAGGCGACGGGATGCCGGTCAGGTCCTGGACTGCGTCGTCGACCTGGCCGGCGACGCGCACCGACACAGTCGACCCTGCGATGTCCACCGCGGTGACCTGGCCGGTGACGTAGCTGACGCGCTGCTCCTTGAGCTCGCGCACCTCTTGGAGCAGGAGCGCGAACTGGTCCGCGAGTCCGGTGGGGGCGGTCATGAGTGCATCTCCAGCTCTGTCTCGAGGGTCTGCCCGTCGCGGGTCAGCAGGTACTTGCGGCAGCCGAGGGTCATCAGCTCGGTGGCGAGCAGGGGCACGGTGAGCGAGTCGATGACCAGCACCCGGTCCAGCAGGCCTGCGCTGGGCCGGTGCACGGCGACCGCGTCGAGCGGGTCCAGCGCGGGGTTGGGCACGATCTGCAACGCGGCGGTCTCGGAGCGGCCGAGTTCCCGCAGCAGCGCGGTCGTGGCGGCCTGCTGGGCCTGCTCGACGCTGCTGACGTGCGGGTTGGTGATGACGGTGACCCGGCGCCCGTACCGGCCACCCGCGTACGTGGGGCTGGTCGGGTCGGTGTCCTCGGCGACGGCCTGGATGGTCCCGTCGGTCGACCGGACGACGACGACGTTGTGGATGGTGTCTGCGTCCTCGGACCGGGAGGCCTCGACCAGCACCCCGTCACCGTCGGCGTAGCGCGCGACCGGGGTGGTGGTGGTGGGGAGCAGCGGGGAGAAGACCAGCCGGCCGAGCCGGTCGTGGTGCAGCCAGCCACCCACCGACTGGGCCAGCTTGCGGGCCTCGGCCCACACGTCGATGTCAGGCCGGTACAGCAGCGGCCCGCAGGTGAACCCGGTGTGCCAGGAGCGCATCTGCACGCCGGGCTGGCGGGTGACCAGGAGCCGGGTGATGGCCTCCTCCACCGGCGTCCCGCCGGGGACGGCCAGGGCACCGGACATCGGCCCCTGATAGGTCATCGCCCGGTCCTGGCCGGACAGCTCCACCGACCCGTCGCCGGCGACCCGCCGGCCCGTCAGGCCGAACACGCCCAGCGGCGCCCACTCGATCCCGGCCGGGGTGCGCACACCGCGCCAGGGCGCGATCTCGCAGTCGTACGGCGAGAGCAGGTCCTGCAGGTCCCCGCCGGTCAGCTGCCCGGCCGGATCAACCGCGGTGGCAGAGGCGTTGCGCATCACCGACCGGCCCACCTGTGCGGTCACCGAGCCGCCGGTGACCACCAGCTCGTGAACCGGGCGCCCGGAGTGCAGCACCTCGAGCTTGGTGGCTGCGGTGTGGGAGCGGGACAGCTCCAGCCGGGCGGCACCCGACATCGGCCACATCAGGTGGGCCGGACCGGGCCGGGCGGCACCGTCGAGGCGACCGCTGCCTGCGTCGGCGGCGCGACCTCCACCAGGGGCAGGTCGGTCGTGTGCAGGTGGCGCACGGGCGTGACCTCCTCCCTGGTCGGTGCCGCCACCAGGTGGGTGCGGTCCCAGTCGCCGGCGACCCGGCAGTAGGTGGTCTCGCCGAACGGGTCGCGCAGCAGCAGCACGCTGTCGGCCTCGACGAGGTCCTCGACCCGGACCCAGTCCGCCCGGGACTCGGTCATCACCTGCAGCGGGAGACGTCGGCCCTTCGGCGCCCCGTCGGAGACGACGGTGAAGAAGTCCGCGGAGGCGCCCTGGAAGACACCGGCGCCGGACGTGCGGGTCCACTTGACCGGCTCCTGCGCGTCGATCTCTCCGCCGAGGGCGGGGTCGTCGACGGCGGTGAGCACGTAGGTCAGCCGGGTGAGGGTCGCCGTCGCCGTGGCGCTGACCGGCGAGGCGATCCGGGGGGCGGTGGAGTAGGCGGTGGCACGGTAGGTGCGGGTGACTCCGAGGGGCGCGTCCCAGTCGGTGGCGGCCGTTGTGGCCGCCAGCGGCACGGCGTCGGCGCCGCGCACCGGCTGCCAGGTGGCGCCGTCGTCGTCGGAGCACTCGAACCGCACGAGCGCGGCCGCGCCGGTCACCGCTGTCACCGACAGCACCACCGAGAACGTGCTGTTGTCGGCGACGGCGGTCAGCCCGGTCGGGGCCAGCGGGGTGGGCACGTTCTGCGTCCACCCGAAGGTGGCCCAGGCAGACCACATGCCGGCGGTGTCCTGGGCCCGCACGTAGAACCGGTGGCCGCCGTTGGGGAGGTCCCGGTCGACCGTGACGCCGCGGCGTGCTCGATCGGTCCCTGACAGCGTCATCAGCGCCTGGTCGGTCCACCGGGCGGGGTCGGACATGTCCAGGCCGTCGACGAGCTCCTGGTCGAACACGAGGAGCTGCCAGGCAGCCTGGGAGTCCGACTCGGGGTCGGAGTAGGACCAGGCCAGGGTCGGCCGGGTGGTGTCCGTGACCGTCGCGGCCGGGCTGCCGGCGCTTCCGCCGGCGACCACCGTGGGCGGCCGGGAAGCCGTCCACTCGTAGCTCTGCCCGCCGGACCACACCTGCCAGAACCGGGCCGGGTCCGAGGGGGAGAGCACCGCCAGGCAGCGGGCGACGTCCGCGCCGGCCAGGTAGGGGGCGCCGAACGGGGCCGGTGCCGATCCGAACGCGTTCGGCCAGCCGAAGAGGTCCAGCACGTAGCCCGACGGCTCGACGAAGTCGGTGACGACCAGGTCTCGGGCGGCGTCCCAGCCGGGCCAGTAGTTGCCCGGGGTCAGGACCGCCGGGGTGCCGTAGTCGCCGTGGATGCCGCCGAAGAGGTCCATCGTGATGGCACCGACGGGCACTCCGTTCGACCAGTCGACCGCCAGCTTCCTGGCTGCCGGCCAGGTCCACCGGTCGCCACCGCGAGGCGGGGCGGACGCTCCACCGAAGGGGTGCAGCTGCCCGTACTGGGACAGCGCCACTCCCCGGCCGGAGCCGCTCGGGTCCCACGCCCAGTCGACGTAGTTGCGCACCGGGTTGGTGAACGGCACCCCGTCGACCACGCCGGTGGCGCCCAGCACAGGGGCCCCGTTGACCGGGTGGAACCCGCCGTACAGGTCGAACACGTAGCCGGCCCCGACCGTCCAGTCGGTGATGTGCAGCGCCACCGCGACCGGCTGGTTCAGCCACTCGTACCAGGTGGACTGCCCGCTGACCGGCGGCGCCCCGCCACTCGCGTCGATCCGCCCGTTGCCCCACAGGACGTACCGCTGGCCCGGGTCGTTGGGGTTCACGGCCACATCGGCCGGTGCAGCAGCGGTCACAGCGAACTCCTCATGTCTCGGTCCAGCTGCGCGTCGCGCTGGTCGACCACGTCCTGGGCGATCCGCCGCATCGCCTCACCGCCGTAGACCGGGCCGGTGAAGGTGATCGGGGAGTGGATGACGACCGACCTGGAGCCGCCGCCCGGGCTGGCGGTGGGACTGGCGGCCAGCGCGGCCGCGTACGCCGGCACTGCCGCGGCCGGCTGCCGCATCGACGACAGGATCTGGGCGGTCTGGTCGGCCGGGGTGACGTGGCCGGACTGGCCGAAGGTGACCAGCTCCGGGCCTTTCTCTCCCACCAGGAAGGTGCCGGGCCAGACCGGACCGCCGGAGGCCCGCGCACCCTCGATGGGGTAGCTGCCGCTGCCGTCCATGCCGCCGCCGCGGGCGGCGACCTGCCGGACGTAGGCGGTGATCACGGTCGACCGGGCCACGGTGAGAGCGGCCAGGTCGTCCTTGGCCTGCTGGGTGTTGGCCCAGACGTCGACGGTGCCGTCGGGCAGCGTCTGCACCTTGATGCCCAGGTCACGCAGCTTCTGCGTGGCCTCCTCGGTCATCGCCGGCACGTTGATCCGGTGCTCGAGGGGGATGTCCTTGATCCGGTTGACGACGTCGATCAGCTGGTCGCGGGTCGGGTCGTAGTTGTCCAGTTCCAGGCCGGTGGTCGCCTCGTCGGGGATCTGCAGCACCGTGTCGACGTAGGCCTTGGCCTGCTCGTCGGTCATGCCGAAGGCGGTGGCCTGGTCGAACAGCGACGCCCGGGCGTCCTTCAGCGAGGATCGGAAGGCGTCGTAGGAGCCGGTGGTGTTGTAGATCGCCTTGGCCTGGTCCATGGCGGACGTGGCCAGCCCGTCCAGGGCCTCGCTGTTCTTCCGGCCGGCCTCGGAGTTGATGTCCAGGGTCGCGCCGTTCTCAGCCAGCGAGGTGGTGAGCTCGTCGAGGGCGGCCTGGTAGTCCCGGGTGGCCCGACGGACGTCGAGGGTGGGCCCGTTGAGCGCGTCGATGGCCTTGGCGAGGTTCTCCGCGGCGTCGACCGCGTCCTCCCCGCTGTCGGCCATGTCGGCGTAGGCGCCGGCAGCCCCCTTGAGCTGAGGTGTGCTGCCCTCGGCCGCGTCGCCGGACTCGGCGGTCGCTGCGGCGAGCCGCTCGTTCTCCGCGATCGCCCCGCCCATGCCGTTGGCGAGGTCGCCGTACTGGCTCTTCAGGTCGCCCACCCACGACAGGTCGAGGGTGTCGGTGTAGCCGCCGGCGATGGCGGCGTCCATCTGGGCCTGGGCGTAGGCGTCGATCGCGGCGGTGATCTCGCCGTAGGCCGCCTTGTTGCCCAGCAGCGCGTCGGTGACCTTGCCCCCGCTGACGCCGATCTTGTCCGCCCACTCGAGCAGCGAGGAGTCCTTGAACTTGGAGTCCTCGGCCTTCTGCGCGGCCATGGCTCGGACGGTGTCGTCGATCGCGCCCTTGGACTCGCGCAGCGCCGAGGCCAGCTGGTGCTGGTAGTCCTGCGCCTCCTGGCTGGCCTGCGAGCTTTTGCCCAGCCAGGTGACCAGCCCACCGAGGGCGAGGGTGGCCACGCCGATGGCGGCGCCCCACGGGCCGGTCATGAACGTGCCGAACTTGCCCACCGTGCTGGCCGTGGTGCTGCTGGACGCGGCGAGCAGCGCCATCTCGGTGCGGAAGGCGAGGAGCTTCGGGGCGGCGATCGCGGCGCCCCCGCCGACCAGGCCGATGCCGGCGGCCGCCAGCCCGAGGACCACGACGGTGGACTGCACCCCGCTGGGGAGCTCGGACCAGCCGCGGGCGAAGTCGGCCACCAGGTCCACGCCGCCGGCCAGCGCCGGCAGCAGGGTGTCGCCGATGGTGATCGCCGCGTCGTTGAGGGTGTTCTCAGCGATCTGGATCTTCGAGGCGGTCGTCTCGTAGCGCTGGTTCGCCTCGTTCATCAGGGCGTTGTTCTCCGCCCACGCCTGGTTCCCGGTGGCCAGGGAGTCGGCGAGCAGCTGCGAGTTGCTCGACAGCCGCAGCATGGTGTCCGAGACGCGGATGTCCTTGAGCCCGAGGTCGTCGAGGACGGTGTTCACGTTCTGGCCGGAGGTCTGCACGGCGCCCAGGCCAGAGGTGACCTTGACCAGCGCGCCGGCGGCGTCCTCGCCCCAGGCCTTGGCGAACTGCTCGGCGGTCATGCCGGCCAGAGACGCGTAGGTGGTGAGGTCGTCGGAGCCGTCGAGCACCGCGTTGTTGATCTTCTTGATGACGGTGGAGATGGCGGTGCCGCCGGCCTCGGCCTCGATGCCCATGGAGGACATCGCGTTGGCGATGCCCAGCACGTCGCCCTCGGTCATCTTCGACTGGCGGCCGGCGGCGGCGATGCGCAGGCCCATGGCCAGGATCTCCGCCTCGGTAGACGCGCCGGCGTTGCCCAGGCCGACGAGCACCGAGCCGAGCCGGTCGACGTCGCCGGTGGAGGTGCCCATGATGTTGGACAGCCGGGCCAGCCCGGTGGCGGCGTCGTCGGAGGACAGGTTGGTCGAGACGCCCATGGCGACCGCGACCTTGGTGAACTCGACGATGTCGCCGCGGGCGACGCCGAGCTGGCCGGCGGCCTCGGCGACGCCGGCGATCTCCTCGTGGGTGGCCGGCAGAGTGGTGGCCAGGCCCCGCAGTGAGTCCTCGAGGGCCTGCATCTCCGCCGGGGAGCCGTCGACGGTCTTCATGACGCCGGCCCACGCCGACTCCCAGTCGATGGCGGCCTTCGCCGACACCGCCAGGCCGGCGGCGACGACGGCCCCGAACATGACGGCGCTCTTGCCGGCGACCTCCATCGCCGCGCGCTGCTCGCGGGCCATCCGCTCGGCGGTGGCGGCCTGCTTGCCCATCTCCCGCTCGGCCCGCCGGTAGGCCGAGACGGCGACGTCAGCGGCGTCGGCTGCGGCCTTGAGCGCCTTGTCGGCGCTGCTGGCGTCGCCCAGGAGGCGGATGACGACGTCCTTGGACAGCGCCATGGGTGGGCCTCCTGTTCAGCTCAGGTACGGGCTCGCGGGTTGCACCGCTGACACGCGGCCGCGGGGGTCTGCGGGAGGACGACGCGAACCCCGGGCTTGAGCTCGCCGGCCCGCTCCTGGATGCGGTGCACCGCGAGGCAGCCGGGGCACTCCTGGGTCAGGTGTGCGTGGTAGGCGTGCGGGTCGTCGGCCCACTCGTCGGGGTCGGATCCGCAGCCGCCGCAGCGGCGGGCTTCACGGGCGGCCCACTCCAGGGCGGCGTCCTGGGAACGGCGCGACCACCGCAGGAAGGCGTCCAGCTCGATCCCGCGGGGCCCGCAGTAGGCCATGCGGGCCGAGTGGAGCTGGTCGCGCCTCAGCCTTTTCCCGAGCTCCCCGAGGGGGTGTGCAGGTTCAGCCGCAGCAGCAGGTTGTTCACGGCGAGCTTCTCGCCCTTGGTCCACTCGGGGCGCTCGAACTGCGCCGCCCACCAGGCCGGGGTGCGCAGCGCCTCGTCCTCGTCATCGACGACGACGGAGGCGGCGACGAGCTCAGACCGGACCTCGTCCAGG